TGAAAGTGGCGACATTATCAGTCAGCACGACTTTTTGGATTGGGCTTTTGAATGTGACTAGCATTGGCAGAATAACAGTTTCTGCTGTATCAATAATTTGGTTTAAGTATGTGTCATCGTAAAGAGAAGAACTTACACCCAATACGGAACGCAATTGACTTGCGGTGATAATTGTTGGCATAAGTTCCTCTCTTAGACTCCCATTATTAGCTGCCTAGGATCGGGAGCAACCCTAGGCATTAAGTTTGCTTAGTTAATTAAGCAACCATGAAGCGGTAAGCGCCAGCGCCAACTTTGGTGGCAAGTGCGCCATATCCGTAGTAAGCAACCTCAATTTGTCCGTTTAGGGCAACATTGGTTTGTAGGCGTGTGCGTGCTGACTCATACCAAGTGTATGAATCTGGATTGATAAGGATTAATGAATCATCAGCAGTTGGAGCACCGACGGCCATGTTGCGAGATACACGCAAGTTTAGACCAAGTAGGTTTCCGCCTAGTGATTGACCAGTTAGATTTCCACCTTGGTTTTGGTTGCCAATTAAGTTTTGGTAAATTGGACGACCACCATCAGCAAGGTTCATAATTGCACCAAATTGCTCTGGTGAAACTAGAATGTTTGTTGCTGTGCCAAGTGTTGATTTGTAGATTGAAACAGATCCGTCTGATACGAAATCAAGCAAACCAGCAGCATCAAGTGTGCGGTTTCCGCCATCTGTTCCGCCAGCAACTAAGCCAGCAATTACTGCAACATCAGTTGCTTTTGCGTAAGCAAACTCCATTTGACGAACTAGTTCATCAAAGAATGCTGGAGATGAACGATCAAGAAGTTCAACTGAGAAGGTTTGTCCGCCAGCATACTTCTTAACATTTACAGTTAAGAATGAGTTGGTTAATCCTGTTTCGATGATTGCATCAGCTTCTGTTTCCTCTTGAACCACAGGAACAACTGTGATTTTAGGAATTTCAAATGACATGCCTGCATCTGGTAGAACGCCACGAGATACTGAATCTACTGCTGGGCGATCTGCGTTTGAAAGTGGGTTGATGATCTCTGTCAATTGACGAGTTGGGATTAGGCCAGCGTTGTTTGATGTTGTGTCATCAGCAGCGCGAACATACATCTTTGAATCATCGTTTCCTAGTGCTGCACGAACTGAGTGCTCTAGGTAAGTTGATTTATTTACGATTGGTGAGCGTGGCTTTGTGTAAGCAACTGGTTGAGTTGCCATAACAGCCACAGGCTCAGTTTTTGCAGCTTCTACCGCTTCGGTTGCGATAGGAGCATCTGAAGTAAGATCAGACACTTTGTCCTCCTGTGTTGTTTTATCCTCAGCGGTTGCTTCGGAATTCTCTGCTGGTGTTTCGGTTGCTGCAACATCTGCAACTCTTGCGCTATCAATTGCAGGATCAGTCACTAAAGAAACTTCAATTAATTTGGCTGCGGTGATTGACATAACGCCATCTTTGTTTTCCCAATCATCAACCATTACTCCTACGCTAAATCCATCGCGTAAGCCTTCGGCTGCTTCTAATAAACTGTCATCTCCAGCAATTGTTCCAGCGATCTTAAAGGTTGCCTCGATACCAGCATTGTCAGCTGTAATATCCATCAATTTTCCAATTGGTCGAGTGCGATCATGCTCTAGTAATAATTTGACTGGCTTTGAGAAATCAATTGAGCCCTTCTCAAATACAGTTGCTCCAGCAGAAGTATTTCCACGCTCTCCCCAAGTGACAATTGTTCCTGAGATTGTGCGCTTTCGGCTATCAGCTGCGGTTAGTGTTATTGGGAAGTTAATCTTCATCGGATTAAGTCCTCCTCCTCTTGGATTTGTTCGACACTCATCGCGCCGATGCGGTTTAGGATTTCATAAACTTGAGCGCGCTCTAATGCTGAGCCTCTCAAGAAATCATCAATGTCAAATCGAACTTCAACACCATTTGGCACAAAGTCAGCCATTGATAATCTTTGTTCAATCGGTGTAAGAATATTTCTCAAGCTGAAATCGATAAGGGCTTTGCGTTCCATAACAGTCGTGCTATATGTCATGCTGGTAGTTTCAGCAGATACAAATGAAGCAGGGATTCCAACTGCTCTTGCAATTTCAGTTGCTAGGTATTGGCGTGCTTCGTTTAATTGTAATTTTTGTGGATCAAAGCCTAAAGCAGTTAATTCAACATCAGCATTTAGAAATGCGGTTGCTCTTGTGTTTCTAGCAATTTTCCAACTTTCAAGAAGTTTAGAAATGCGCTCTGGTGTTAGATTTGTTCCATTTGACTTTAACACCATTGTTGGAACTGGCTCTTTAGCGTATAACTCAGCAGCTTTCTCTAATTCCTGTGCTGCACGAATTGTGCGACCTGCTCGATTAAGCACGCCTTCATCTAGTCCTGAGAATACAATGATTGAACCAACACCACTTGCAGGAATGTGTAATCCATCAATTAAGTATTCAGTAATTTCTGTTTGATTAGCATTTACATTATATGTGACGCGATCTGGTGAAACTCTTGTCCATGCACGAATGCGAGAACCATCACTTGAAGCATAAGCATCTAAAACAACTCCGTAAGCAACGCCTCTAAATAATAAATCCTCTGCCAACCAGGCATAAATAGCAGATCCTGGAATTCTTGGATCTGGTTGCATAATTACTCTTTGTGGTCGTAAATGTTCTTTTGTAAAATGATTGTAAGTTTCTAAAGGTAGTGATCCTGTTGTTGAGCAAATTATATTTCTTGCTCTAGCAGCTGCTGGAACTGACATCGCCTGTTCGCGAGTTGCAGTTTGTGCGCCGTAAAATAATCCGCCAACTGCCTGTTGTAAATTGTAAGGCGTGTTAGCAGCAGCAACATCTGTCTGAATTGTTGGTGTCTGATTTGTTAAAAATCTATCGAATAATCCCATTAGCACATAATATACCATATATCCTAATTATCCGACTTGAATATCAATTTCCGTTTCTTGCTGTGTCGCAAAATATGTTGCAAGTGCCGAAGCGACAGCTGCACAAACTGCCACTCGACTAGCACGCCTTCCGATGATCCATGACCCATCCCCATAGGGCAGTTTCGCAGCGGAAAGTGTTTGTTGGGTAAGTTCATCTTGCCCACCATGCTGTAATCGATGGGAATTGATTGCGCCCAGCCACCGATCACAACTTTCAGCATATATCGCCCCATCCATATCTGTGATGGGAATTCCAGCAGGAACTAACCGACTTGCGACGGCTTGTGCAGTCCTCTTGGAATAAGCGACAGTCTGAACATTATATTTTCTTACATACGGCGCAATATCGTTTGCAACCGCTAAATCGTTAATTGAATAATCGTTTGACCAAGTATGAAGCAAAACCAAGTTAAACTTTTCGCCAGGTAGTTTTTGTGTGGCTACTAATGCGCCAAATTTTCTGTCTGGGCTTAAATCTAACCCAAACCAAGTTTCTTTCTCTGGATCTAAAGGTATTGGATCGGTCTGACACAGTCCCCATTTTTGGGCATCAATAGCTGAATTTATTGTATCCACCCATTGTGCCAAAACTTCTGTTCTTACAATATCGGGCGGATCATTGATGACGGCTTTCAAATTGTCAGGATGGATTGTTATGCCAAGTGACGGATTGGCTTGAGCGAATGCAGGCCAGTTCATTTCTCCCGACGGAAGGAGAATTGGCGCATCAGGTTCGGCACTCCACTCAAACCAACCAATCGGATCGTTGGTCGTAGCTGAAACCAACGCCCTCTCACGCAATTTGTTTAGGATTACTGAGTGTTGATCTCCAGCTGATGAATAAATCCAAACTTGTGGGTTTTTAGCGGCCATCATGGAATAACGCATTGATGACCAGGCATCCTCATCTTTGTATTCTCTAAGTTCGTCTAAGTGAATTGTTTCAGGTTTGCTTAATCCTCTAGCTGCATTGTTTGCAGCCTTTACAACAAATCGTCTATTGCCAAATAATTCAATTTCCTCCGCGCCATGTTGCCAGCGGATTTTCTTTACTTCCTTTTCCAATTTTGGGTTGGCTTCCATTAGCGCAACAATTTGCCGAAAGGTTTCAAGTGATGTTGTAAGTCGATGAGCTGATGCAAGCTGTAAGCCTTCGCCCCAGACAAACATTCCAGTCAAGATCCTAAGCATCATCAAAGTTGATTTGCCTTGCTGGCGTGCCATGATCAAGCCAAGTTCAGAATGCGCCCAGCGACCATCGGCTCTAACTTTGTGGCCATGAATGCAGACAAACTTCTGCCATTCCATAAGGTTGATGCCAAGTTCGGTAGCAAAGTCAATCATTTCTTGACCTTTTGAAGGTAAATCATT